GGCCGGATAGCGCTTAGCAGCGCACATCTATTTGAGGCTCTAGAAACACACTCAGTGTGAACTAGTAGCAACTTTGGGTGTCCCGGCGAAGAAGCCTAGTTAGCTCCCTCGTCGTCGTCGCCGAGCTTTTGGCTCGGGGACGAAACCCCTCCTCAGGTCAAAACTAGGCCGACCCTCTCGAGTAGCCGAACGACGTAATGTCCGCCACAAGGTAATCAACCTCGTGGATGTCGGTAACTCCTCATTTTCACGAAGAGCCACCTCCAAGGTAGAGGGTAAGGAGTTTACTCCGTCCTCCGCCTCGAACACAGATCGCCAAGTTTCCTCTAGAGTCGACCAAGTCGGCTGGAGATGAGGACTCAGTACTCGCAGAATATCATCGATTTTCTCGAACGCTGACCTTATTCTCTTAGCTAGGGGGTACATCACCCATTCGGTGAAGAATTCATTGTAGAGAACGGAATTCCGTTCAAAATCAAAGAATTCGACACTTCCGGTAGAAAAGAAAGGAACCCTTTCCTTTTTTGCCCCAGTACGCCCAGCGGTCGCACCTAATCTCGGCTTGACCTTCTGCAAGAAGGTCGTATCCGTGAGTCGGTGTGTACTTAGGTCGTACAATAGGCGACTATTCCCAACCATTTGATTAAGGAGCCCTCTAACAATACGAGACCACAGTTGCCCGGAAACCTTCCAAGCAGCTGTATCAAGAATTTTGTTATCGTTTCCGCCTGGTGCTACGGAACATAGCCATGCCTCAACAGGCATTGACCACATCCCGCCAGGACGGCAGAGATAGGCGATGAGTCCACTGAGACGATTCCCTAGACCTAACCCGATTGGCAATCGAGCTAAGTTTCGGTAGCCGAACCCCGCAAAACGTGCTACGGCAGCAAGTCGAATTTCTCCAAACTTGCCGAGCTTCAACACCAATTGCTCAAGAGCACCTACATTACGTAGGCTCACTAATGCTTCCATCAGTGAGATTGGAGTGACTTCCCGCCCTCGTACCCAAGTTCGCTTAGCGAACTCTAAAGACGAGGTGCATGAGATCAAGCTTTTAGCAAGCGAGACCTCTACACCTATAGTCTTCATGACACGAAGGTATTCTACGGAGACAGCGCGGTCAGCAATGACCACGTCGTCACCAAGTACTGCGTACCTCATAAACCAACCAGATCGCCCAGGCTCAGCTTTCGAAGCTGCGTATTGAACGAGTGCATGATGCGTCAAGGCGAGCATAGCCCACGATGACAGTGCACCCATAGGCTGTCCAACAGCGTAGGATACGCTAGTGAACCCTAAGTTGTAGCTTTTCGCTATCTTAGGCAGCCTATATGGTCTTCCAACCAATAGGTAAGCCCACAGGGCAGTTAACTCCCGACCCAATAGGGGCTCTAGCAGATCCATTTGTAACAACAATGGCAGTCTGTCAGTAGCCGCCGATAAATCGTATGAAGCCACAAACTCTTCCTCACCTTTGAAACGCTTGATCAGTCGCGCCACAGGCGCAGCTTGATCAAATGTCCCATCGGTCGGAATAAGCCGTAGCTTCTCGAATATCCACTTATGCAAGGGTTGCATAAGTGTTTGGGTGAGAAGTGACACCATGGCGAAGACTCGTATCTTACCGGGCTCCTCTTTAAACCCCAAAGATCCAAATGAGGATTTGTTCCCCCAATAATTCTGGTAGTGCCAAAGTCGACGATCTTCGATCGTTTTAACCTCGGCATCCCACCTTAAGAATAAAGGGCAATCCCCATTCTTTCCAGACTCTCTATCCTTTTTGTAAGATTCCCAGGCGAGGTCACAGACCACGTCTTGAGCCTTCCAAATCGAATTAAGAGCCCAGAGCAGGTCTAGACCATCAACTAATTTGAGCCAGCCTACCAAGGCCGATCTCATCTCGGGGACTGCTCCAAAAAGAGCAATATCCCAGGGAAGCGCCATTACTGACGAGAATCCTCCGGAACTCGGAGAACACTTCCTTATGAACGGTATAGACTTCGGATCTAGGTGCTTAGAGGGAGACAACTTCAACTCATCCTTCGTGATTAATCGAAGGCGAGAATAGAAGTCGGGTACCCACTTATTCCAATCCTCACGAAAACCCGAGATATCAATCCCGGGCGCCGTGATTGTACTAAGTTTTAAGCTCCCCTTGAACTCCACCACCCGGTAGAGTCCAAATAGGGTAAGCCAAAAACCTATGATCCTAACATCGCCCTTCAAAACGAGGCTACGATGTTGGGGATTAAGAATACGTGGGATTCCGCGGCGAGTACGAGAAACATTCGCTCCAAGGGCCTTAGGAGAAGCATCCTTCATCCCACCCGCTGCATGTTGTAATAACAAGTAGCAGGTTTTCAGAAAGATAGCTAAACCTTTTGGCCCAGAGGCCCGATAAATACGTCTTACGTTCTTGGCATAACCCCAGGTTACCTTAACCAAGGAAGGTGTTAGTTGCCCAAAGACTAGAGGGACGACTCTTAAGAGTAGTCCGACTAGTTTTGCGTCTGCTTTTACACAGACGGACCAAGTTAGAGCACGCGGAACTAAGCGCCCATAAAGGGATCTTATATTTCGCATGATAATAATAATAATAATTATTATGTTCCTTTTCGGGAACCTTTAACCCTTCTGTTCCCGATTCTCCCCAGAGGGAGGTCGGCAGTAGGTCGCGTTAGCACGCTCCCGGCGGTTAACCGGTTAGGGTTGTTACCACCTATATCAAGCTTGAGGAAGACCCCTGCCCTTGCGGGCAGATCTCCAGGAATTGTCCCGTCTCGCCTCTAATCACTTAGAAGCAGCTCACTCATTGGCTCTTTTACAGTCGTAAGACCCCAGTTTCGGAGAAGATCCGATGTTGAGATGTTCTTATTACTAAGACGGTGGCCGATAAGGGGATACTTATCCTCTGATCTGGATCTCTGTTACCAGAGTACCAAACTGGTATAAACCAGCTTCTCAGCTTACGTCTATGACGCCCACTGAGCAGAATTGCCTCATAAGAGTGCCATCCTTGTTCTCCTAGGTATTACTACCCAAGATACTTAGCCAATCTCCCCTCACCCGGGTAGAGCGAAGGGTTGCCATTTCGCTAGGAATCGCTTCCTAGCCTCCCCGAGGTAGATTGACTCTATCCCAACAGTTCTCCGGAACTGCTATGGGGAAGATTCTGCATCCAAGCTCGCGCTTAGCACGCACGCATAGTCCATTTAAGGACCATCCTGTGCGGCAGAAATCTTCTGCTCGTCACAGTGACCCGCGTTACCGCGGG